ACCCCTCCATTCCCGATGTGCCGTCGTTGAGTTTGGAATCAAAGGAAAAGAACGTCAAGGAATCGCAGCACAATTCTTCAAACGTATCCAACAAATCTTGGATGCAGAAGGTGTTGAATATGATAACAAGGTCCTGGTAGAATTAATCAATAAGCACTTTCCTGATTGGAGACGTGTTCTTAATGAATGCCAAAGATATTCCGTAAGTGGGAAAATTGACACTGGTATTCTTGCAACTTTTTCGGATGTAGCAGTCAATGAACTGGTTAAAAACCTTAAAGGGAAGAATTTTCCCGAAGTACGTAAATGGGTTGTCAATAACCTGGACAATGATACTACTGTCCTGTTGCGTCGTATTTACGATGCTTGTTATGATTCCTTGGTTCCGAATAGTATTCCTGCTGCTGTGCTTGTCCTTGCTAAGTATCAGTATCAAATGGCATTTGTGGCCGATCAGGAAATAAACTTACTTGCCTGTTTGACTGAGATTATGGTGGAGTGTGAATTTCAATGAACTGTACGATTATTTTTGATGATTACACTGGTCTCCAACATAGTAAATCATCTAATTCTATTGATTTGCATCAAGACCTTATAAATCTATTCAAGGATGAATACAATGTGATTGAAGTATATGGGGATGACGATGGTGTATATTCTACTGTCGGTAATTATCCTATTATACCTAACGTTATGGAGTGTGAGTTCCAATGAGAATTGGAGTCATGTGTTCTGGAAACGGAACTAACTTTGAGAACATTGTTGAGAATTGTCCAGACCATGAAGTTGTAGTTATGATCTACAATATCAAAGGATGTGGTGCTCAAGAAAGGGCAGAACGATTAGGTATTCCTAACTGTCATATTAAGAGTATTGACGAACAAAAAATCATCGATAAACTTAATAGGCATAAAGTTGATTTAGTAGTTCTTGCAGGTTGGATGAGAATTGTTACACCGGGATTGATTAATGCTTTTCCAAATAAGATAATTAATATTCATCCATCATTACTTCCAAAGTATAAAGGTCTTAATGCAGTCAAACAAGCACTAGATAGTGGTGATAAGATGACTGGATGTACAGTTCATTATGTGACTGAAGAATTAGACTCTGGAGGATGTATTGATTCTTCTTCGGTTCTTATCTGTGCTGGAGATACAGAAGAGACCTTACATCACCGAGTTCAGAGAGCAGAACATCGTTTACTTCCTATGGTGATTAATAATTTATTTGAAAATATAAATTAAATGGAATGGTTTATTGAGTTACTGCAAATGAGACAAGATAAAATTGATACACAAGGCATGAGTATTCCCTCTACGGGTAATATCAATTCTGAGAGGGATATCCCTCCAATGCCAGTAAAGCATCGTACAATCTTCACTACAGAAGAACGTGAAGAGTTAAAGCAAATTATTCATGAGGCACTTGATGAGAGGGAACGATTATGAAGTTTAAGGCATTAGTATTCATTCGATTAAGATCTCAGGTTGATGACTCTCCCGGTAATGCCGTGAGAGATGCCTGTAAGAGATTGTCAGACTTGGATGTTAAAAAGTTGAGGTTAGGTAAGGTCATTGACATTTGGATTGAGGCACCTGATAAAGAGTATGCCGCCAAAGAAGTGACAAGATTAAGTGATAGATTTCTTGCTAATACTGTAATGGAGGATTGGTATTATGAATTGACTGAAATTGAAAGTTTCCCTCAAGGAGTAGAATAATGCCACATGAATTCGACCCATGCGAAGCACCTATCGAAGGTGAAGTTGACAAATGGGGATTTACAATTAAACCTACAATTAGTGATACTGAGTGCATTTTAATTTGTTTAAGAAATGCACCTTGTGGAATTGATAAAAAACAATCAGAACGTTTAGTAAAGGAGTTTGAGAATGGAAGGATTTAATAAACCCGGATCAAATAAGAATTGGGTGGATGACGGATTTAAAAAGTATATAACACAATATCAACTAGATAATGTAGTTTCACTTTTAAATGGTAAGTTAGAGTATGCCTCTACTTACGATAACACTGGTAAAATCACTAAAAAAATTATTATTACTTACGATGAAACAAACTAAGAAATGTCAAGTTAAGTCCAAGTTCTACTATATCTTTTGGGGAACTGCTACAGCATCAGTCTTATTAGGACAAATATATGTTGGAACTGGATATAGGGTAATGGCAGAAAGCACACTGAGTTTTCAAAATTATCTTGCAGAACTTTTAGACACTGCATCAGTTAATAAGGCTATTTGATGGGACTACTAAAAATTGATAAAAGCAAACTGATAGAGGATAAAGTTAAAACTACCCCTCAGAATGTTCAAGAGGCAAATGAAGCACTATTTTGTGCTACAATGAATCTACCTACTGCCGCAAAACATTGCGGTATGACTCAGAAGGAAATGAAATTGACTTTCTGGGAATTTTTGAAATATAATCCTGCTAATTATGAAATCTCTGAAAGTTTTAAAAACACCACTCAGGTATCCGGGAGGGAAGTCGAAAGCAATTAAGACCCTTTCTCAATGGTATCCTCAGATTATTTCTGAATATCGTGAACCATTCATTGGTGGTGGATCTATTGCGATTGATATAACCAAGGAAAATCCAGACATTCCTGTTTGGATTAATGATCTGTATGTGCCTCTCTATAACTTTTGGATACAACTGCGTGATCGTGGTCAAGATCTCTCAGAGAGTGTCAGAGAGCAGAAAGAGAAGATGCTTGAGAGTGGCACCCAAGAAGAGAAAGATAAGTTTGCTAAGGAACTGTTCAATCAATATGCCAAAGAAATAGACACTTATGATGACTTTCAAAAGGCAGTTGCTTTCTTCATTATGAACAAGTGTAGTTACTCTGGACTAACAGAGAACAGCACTTTCTCACGAACTGCTGCCAACTCAAACTTTTCTCTGGTTGGTGCAGATAAACTTGCACAATTTTCTGAACTAATCAGGAACTGGAAGATTACTAATATTGATTACTCTGAAGTAATGAATGCTGAGGGATCTGATAATACTTTTGTTTTCCTTGACCCCCCTTATGATATCAAAGACTTTCTTTATGGTAAAGATAGAGAAATGCATAAGTCATTTGATCATGATAAGTTTGCTAAGGATGTTTATGAGTGCCCTCACAAGTTCATGATCACTTATAATGATAATGAAAGATTGAGAGAGCTTTACAAGGACTATTATATTGAAGAATGGAAACTTCGTTATTCGATGGTTCATCGTGGAGATAAGAATACTCAAGACAATGTAAAGACTGAACTTCTGGTAACAAACTACGATATTACTGGTAGTGATAATAGTATTATTTTAAGTTTGATGCTTGACTTATGACTGAACTGAAAGACTGGCTCAATTCTATCAATCAAACCAAGAAGCATTTGATTGACGAAGATCCCTCATTAGAAAAAGAATATCCTCCCTATATTATCAATCGTTGTTTCTCTGGACATCTTGATACTTTGATGTTTTGTAATGAAATGAACAAGTATAACTTTCTTCCTAAAAAGTTACAATACGACTTCTTTATAAATATTGTGAGGAAAAAGAAGAGATTTTCTCCCTGGCTCCGACAAGATAAGATCAAAGATCTAGATTATGTCAAACGTTATTATGGTTATAGTAATGAAAAGGCAAAACAGGCTTTGAAAATTCTAACAAAAGAACAACTTAATTTTATTAAATCAAAATTTGATACTGGAGGAAAAAGATGAGTGTTGTTAGAGAAGCTGAAGTGAAGTGGACACCAGAACAAATGGTGGAAGTGGTTCTAGGAGAACCAGATGACTTTCTGAAAGTGCGTGAGACTTTGACTCGTATCGGAGTTGCGTCTAGAAAGGAAAAGAAAATCTATCAGTCCTGTCACATTCTGCACAAACAAGGAAGATATTACCTTGTGCATTTTAAAGAATTATTTGCCCTTGATGGCAAACACGCAAACCTGACATTGAACGATGTTCAAAGACGTAATCGTATTGCTCAATTACTTGCTGATTGGGGTCTTATTAGCATCGTTAGTGCTGATAAAATACAAGATATTGCTCCACTAAATCAGATTAAGGTTCTTGCATTTAGAGATAAGCAAGACTGGATCCTTGAGACCAAGTATAATATTGGGTCTAAGAAGAAAAGGACAGAGGAAACCGAATAAAAAACAAAGCACCCTTAACAGGGTGTTTTTTT